TGGTGATTGCACCATCTTCGTTTTCGGGAAGAGCAAAACTGGGCTGCTCTTGAGCTTCCCGATTAGTTTCTTCCCTTCCGATTGAAAATCCAAATAGTTTTATTGCCATATTATAATTTAACCCTTATAAGAATATGGTGGTGAGGCCGTTCAAAGCCCCACCACCTAGGTTGTTTTCACAAAAAATAATCAATTTACTAGAAAGTTAGCGTGTCTACAATCTTACTAGCCAAACCACCACCAGCAGTATCTAATCCAGCAACCCAGTAATCATATTGCCAAGTAACAGTAAGTTCTTCGATTTGGTCGTTGGTTCCCCAGTCAAGATCAACGGCAGCCAATGTAGTTGGCCAAATATTATGAAACCTAAATGTCTTGAGTCGATCACCATTCATTCCAAACTGTGAAACCTCGGCATCTACCTGATATTGTCGCGTAGAACCGGCCAACCGAATATTGCTAGATGGGCCATTCATCAATTCAATCCAAGAACGAATTGCATCATGGACAGCAAAATCTTCATCATTAAAGACGGTTGTGGTCCAATCACCATAGGTTCGATTTCCTGCAAACTTGGCAGTACGTCCAAAGTAAGGAACATCAATCATTCCTATAGTAGATTCTGGAAGAGAGGCGGCCTTACAGGTAAAGGTCATCTTTCTTTCGGGAGCCGCTCCACTCAGGGCTGGAAATTCCATTTGTACTTCAAATAGATTAGGTCTTGCTCCTCCGCGGGTCAGTCCACTTTTAAATGAGTCAACGTTAAAGGCCATTAAATTTCTCCTTGTAGATATGTTCTCTACTATTTATGTCTCTTTATGAGGCTTGTCCAATAATTTCACTAAACTCTACACCAGTTGCCGCGGCAACAAAGTTCAATTGAATATAATTGATTGATCGGGCAGGCTTGATGTAAATGTCACCAACAAATTCGCTTCTGTCTACCACGCTCCCTGGGTTGTTTGTCTCATCACACACAACCTTGAAGTCTGTGATGCCCCTTCGCCCCTGGACATCCCGAAGGAATGGCTCCACCATGTTTCGGAATTGGGCCCTGGTAAACTCATCATTGAACTCAAACAAGAGGAATTTGGATGCAGTTGCAATGGCTTTCTCAAGCACGATGAATAATCGTCGGACATTGATTCGATCAAATGCACTATTACGCCCATAGAGAGTCTTGTCTCCAAACAGAACTGTTCCTCGCCCAGGGAAGGTAACAACGGGATTAACATCATTTCGATATAGATCATCTCGTTGTGCCTTATTTGGGCTCCAAGCCAATTTAATTACATTCTTGATTTGCCCTCGGTTATAACCAGCAGGCGAGAACCATGGATCTCGTTCGGTGTCTGTTCGGACAATACATCCAGCCACATCAGAGTTCAAAGGAATCCAACGGAACTTATTGTTGTACTTGTCAAGAACATACTTCCAACCACTATCAAGAATACCATAAGAACTGCTAATAACTAGTTGGTTCTTTCTATAATCAAGAACATTGGTCAAGGCTCCCTCTGCGGTGAGCCCGTTTGCAGGAACGACATCGGCCCTCTCTGGGGACACACAGACTACACAATCTTTTCTGGCCTCTGCAACATTTTGGACAACGTGCTTGGCTACTGTAGCGTCGGCATCACCAGTAAAGATGACAGAAAGATCAATGTCTTCGGTGTTTCGGAACAAGTCATATGCCTTGATCTTATCGGCATTTGTGGCTGCGGTCGCTTCATCTCCTCCAGTCATTTGGTCTGATGATGCACTAAGGTCTTGGCCAAATGTAATAGAAGTAGTATTTGCAGTTGCTCCCCACTCTCCCTTACTTGTTGCTGGATGCTCGTCTGTTTCTCCTCCCCAGTAAATCCAGTTTGATCGTTCATTGATGGCATCTTGATAATACAGGGTTCTTCCGGATTCAGGATCTATTGCATTTTTTGCCTTTGAAAGAGAAGGCCAAATCTCAAGAACAGAATCTCGTTTTCCTGTGATCTTACCATCTGCATCAAGAACTACGGCGTGTAATGCTTCGGCAGTTAGCTCGGTCCCAGGAGATGACCCTTCATAGCCTAATGCCCAGTTTGTCTTGTTTGGTTCTGAACCAAAAAGGCTTGCATATGCCCAGTCTCGACGAACAGTTGTTGCCCCGACCTCAAGGTCTTCGACAAGAGCAGGAGAAATTGTGGCTACATTGGCCCCGGCTGCCGGAGCAGTCAAGTTTGTAACTCGATATTGCTGGCTAGGATAACTATTTCCAGGAAAGGAAATGTAATCACCAACGGCAATAACTCCTGTTTCAATACCAGTTCCCCCACCAAGAGCCACAGTAGTATCTCCAGTAGACGCTACCCCGGACGTAACATTAAGAACTGCGGCCGCTGCATTTGAAAATGCTCCAGGGCCAGATGCAACCGAAACCTTTAATGAGTTTCCTAGATTTCCAGGGTATCTAGCCGACCACTCGACATTGGTTGTTCCATTTTGAAGCTCATTGAAATCAGTATGGTTCTTAATCTGGACTGTGGCGGTCCCTGTCGAGGCATTTAACCCTGTGCTATTCGCCCGAACAAGCCTTAGCTTGTTGCTATAGGACAAAAAGTTCGCGGCCGATAGCCAGGAACGATACTTATCGCTATTTGTTACATTTGCGCTAGGGCGCCCAAATAATTGAATTAAGTCTTGTTCGCTAGAAACTAATACAACCTCATCAACCGGTCCCCATTCTGCATCAATTACAGTACCAGCATCGGCACTAGACACAGAAGGAATGGTTGTGGATAGATCAATTTCTCGAATGCTTACACCAGGCGAAACTTGAAAAGGCATAGTAAGGCTCTCCTTTAGTATTAAATATTATCAACATTAAAAGTCTTTAGACTTCTGATGATATTTATAAAATACTGGTATTTGAGGGATGCCTAGTAGAAATCGTCCTTATACGGCTCTGCTGTCTGCCATGTTGTTCCGCTTGAATCTGTAAAGGTATCTTCTTCGGAATACATTCCATCTTCAATAAATCCAAATGGGAGCATATTGCTCGCCTCAAGAGTAGCCTTTTCTTCTAACATCTTTCGGCGAAGATCAAGATTAGTCAGGTCCTTAAAATAGGGCTGAGTGGTCAGCCAGGCAAAGAGAACAAGGGTCATTACCAAGTCATCATTGTATCCTGTATCAGCTTCGTAGGAATATCCCTTTGAGATAAAAGAAGTCAGTTCGGATATGGTATCAAAATCTTCGATGATTAGCTTGTCGTCTTCGATCACATTCTTTAGGTTTAGGCAGCCTATTTGCTTGACCTTTTTGGTCGTCTTGATTCCCAACTGAGCCTGCCCTTGCCCGAAGCCCCCGGCCAACATCTGCCCTGCTCGACCTTTTTGGACGACCATCAGGACATTTTCATACTCTAGATCGTAATGTAGAATATCAGCCACTTGCTGCCCGACATCATTAATTTCAATGAACACATAGGCATTATTATATCGCTTGGCTACATCATGAATAATACTAGGATACATCATGGGCGCAATTGAATTGCTTCTATATTTGGCTACCTGTTTATAAGGAATTTGAGAGGCATCGACAACAGAAAAGGCCGAATAGTCTAGTTCTTCTCCGTGTGATACATCGACCACAATGACATAAGATTTTTCCTCTACGGGGGCATCATATATATCAAGGTGCTGTTTTACTTCGGTCGGATCTCTAAATGGCATTGTCTTTAACTTGGCCGCACTAATCAATGTATTGATAGAGCCAACAAAATCGCATTCAAACTCTTGGGCAAACTGTTCCTTGCTGGTATTTCTGATAGTCTCTTCTTTCCACTTTTGGTCGCGACCAGGGACTTCACTCCAATGCACCTCTATCGGATTGTAGTCGTTTTTCTTGTCTACGGCATCGCACCATGTCTTATAAAAATGATTCATACCATAGGGCGTGCTGACAATAATGACTTTGGTGGTTTTACCAGAAGAAATTGTAGGATATACAGAACTAAAGAACTCATCGGCAATATTCTTAGGAACGAATGCAAACTCGTCGAGCAGAATCATGTTGAACGATCCACCACGAATCGCACTAGAAGAAGTGGCTGCTGCAACAATCTTGGAACCATTCTCTAGTTGAATGTCACCACGATTCCATACCTTGATTCCTTGTTGTAGGAACATTGGAAGATTCTCATAGGCCAATTGAAGCCTACCTAGAATCTCGCGGGCTAGTGATCCCTTGTTTGCAAGAATGGCAATGTTTACATCTTCAGTAAAAAGAATATAGTATAAGAAATAGGCAATGACTGTCGTAGTTTTTCCAGACTGTCTTGGAAGTTTGGCAATGGTGAATCTTTTGTTGTGGACGGATTTGACGATTTTCTTTTGAAATTTATAGAGATCAAAAGGGACTAACCCACGATCTACATGAACAATTTTAATATAGTTCATAATAAAATAGATAGGATCTTGTGAACACTTTATGTATTCTTGAATCTCTTTCTTTGTAAACTCATGGGGAGTCCCTGCTGATTTGAGCAGAGGATTGCCTAGATAACCGCCTTCATTCGTCGCCGACATCTAATTTCTTTCCCTTTAGGAGTTTTTGAAGTTCGTGGGTGCTTCCCACAAAAAGAGCATTTGTGATATTCTTTGGGCCTGTGGCATCTTTCTTTTTAAGGGCCTTCATGTTTTTTTGCAATTCAATCAACTGAATGTTTGCATCCACCACAGACTTAATGATCTGCCCGACAACTTCATAGGCCCTGGGGTGTTCACTTTCCTGGGCCAATTCTAGAATACCATCCAATGCAGTTGATCCCTTGCCAATCACTTCTTTCAGATTATCTCTAGTATAACTATAGTCTTGGTCAAGGTCAACATTTGCCGGAACTGTCAGTTCATTGGTGGTAGTGGTGTTTATAATCTCTACCTCATTATTTGCCATAATTTAATATTCATCCAATCCTGTTATTAGGTTTCTTCGTCTTCCATCATCAAAGAATGTTGTTGTTTCAATAATACCATAGTCATCGTTGGCGTCAATATAAGTCACATCTACTGATAATGGATCGCTATATCCATTGGCATACTGAGTGTTTGTAGTAGGAAATCCTTCTTCTGTTAATCCAGGCTGTAAATAAACCCTAGAGGCTAATTTAGCCGCATTTCTGGGCCCTACGCTAATATCTCCTGCGTCATATTCTTCGTCTGGAATATTAAACTCTAACTTATATATAGAAGTTTCATCAGGCGCAGCACTAAACGCAGGATAAACATTGGCTATTTGGCTTGGGCCAAAATAACCTGTAATTCTTTTCTGAGGATCGCCAAAAGAACCAGATGCAGTACCTGAGGTAATGTTTATTGTTGCTCCATTATAATGCCCCCCAACAAGAGAAGCCGTGCTGGCCAATCTAATTTGGTCGAGGGCCGAAGTATTAGTAGACCTGGCATTTGCAGTTTCGAGCGAATATTGTGATGGTGTATAAAATTCAATGTACGCCTTCTTGATTAGCCCGCTTGATGCGCTAACTGGCCCAAACAGGACCCCCTTTAAGGTAAAATCTAGTGTCCATATTAGTGTTCGTCTTTCTTCAAACCCTCCTTCGTAAGTATCTTCTTTAGAAATACCATTTAGCACAATAGGGGCATCAACCTTTATAGCCAGGTCGGTCATACTCTTGATCGACATCGTAAACTCGGGAGTAAAAAAAGGAAGAATTTGTTCAACCACATTAGACGCATCGTCTGTAGTTCTTGTATAGATGTGTAACGAAAATCCAATATCATAGGGCACAGGACCAAAGGCCGAAGATATATGAGTTCCATTAGAACTGTCTGTGAACTTTCTTATTTTATTGACCGTGTTTAGTTTTCTTTCTCCTGCATAATTCATGGTAGTCATCTCAAAACTCATGCGAGGAAGAGTAAGAGCCACAGCCCTAGTTAAATTTGGGTCTTGATTTAGTCGGGCAATAAATCTCTCTTTTGGAGCATAGGACAAGGGAACACGAACATATGTTCCTATTGTTCCGGCCGCAGTTTTTCTAGCGATTGAAATATTATTAAACAGCGTACCAAAAGCGACAACATAGTCCTTTAATATTCCATGCCCATATGTCACGCCCAACATTAGAACTCACCAAACGGATTGCCGTCGCTAAAATCAAGAATCTTGTCCGCAGCAGTTTCTACATCTACATTATCGTCGCCTGGCTTCATTGTGGCCGCAGCCACAGTTTCGTTTGTGGTACTATCTACATTTGTATTTGCATATGTATGTAAAGTTTCAATCACATCAATCTCAGGAACACCAGTTGCAAGGTCTTGACTGCCATAGACAAAGAGTTCACAACGCAATTCATATACAGGAAGAGTTCCCATAGGATAAAAAGGCTGTTCGTGTTCTACAAACTTAATCTCAAATAGTTTTTTGTTCAATGGAAAGAAAATCAGATCACCTTCCCGAGGGCGGGGATAACCAGAACCAAGGTCATCAAACCTTCTCTGCGAAAGCGTGAGTGTAAGTTGGTCGCGAATGTCCAAACCAAATCTGGAAAGGAAATCTCCCTCTCCTTCAAATCCTTCGATATTCTTGATATACATCTCAACAAGAAAAGTCCTAGTAAACTTAGAAAGAACGTCTTCTCCGTATATCTCATCTTTGGCCATTAATTTCCTAGGAATCCAATGAACATCGATTCCATGAAATTTAATGACCTCTTCGAGCAAATCGTTTACTAGTTTTTGCTCTGGTTGGTTATCAAAATTATTGATATACATATTTGTGGGCATTTAATTGTTGTCCTAACTACTAAGCCATTGTGAAATCGACAGGAAGCTCGTATTTACTTGACATCTCTTCGCGAATCTTATCCAATTCAACCCGAGCATCTTCCAATATTGATCTTCCGTTTAGTGTAACTCCTCCTGGTAACTGAACTCCATCATATTTACTAAGATTCATTCCCCATTGTTCTTTTAAGAGGGCTGTCGTATATTGTTTTAAGAACATATCATTATATACATCGGTCATTGCATTAGGATCTATAATCTTGAAGGCTTCAATTAAAAGAAATTCTCCTACGATTGCATCGCTTGCCCAGTCCCAATCCACATATAATCTATTTGCGTGTTTACTAAAACGAACAGGAACTTGCCCTGTCATTAATTCTTCGACAAGGGCAATATTTTTCATTCTCATTTCATATGTCTGTAGTTGATAACCACCAAAATATGTTCCAAAAGTCGTCAAGTCACTCAATCTCATTTGGTAACGAATGTCCCACATACCAATTCCAGAAGTGGTGGGCCTAAAAATCTTTGTGATTCCAATATAAGAATCTGATGTATCTGGGCTGGCTGTGTTTGACCAACCGGCCGATGGAACACTAATATATTGCTTGGCTATATCATCCGCAGTAAGTTGGTGCTTCTCATATACCTTTTCGACTGCATCAAAATGATACTCTTGAAAGAATTGCAGCGCATCATCTACTCGGTCTTCTACCTGTAGGTCATCGACATTAATTTCAATGACAGGCCATCCAAGTCTCCGAAGGCAATATGTCTTTAGGTCTTCTCTGCTCGCTGGTTTAGCCATTTATTTTGATACCTCCGGAGATACTGTGATTAATCCCTCTAGAACTCTAGTCCTCAAACTTCCCGTATTTGTTCCATCTGCGTCTGAATACTCCACATCATAAACATATCTTCCTGGAGATATGCTGGAAGTATTGGCCGCGGCTAACGATAAGGTTATCTGATCGGCACCTCCATCGATAACGATTTTAAAGGTGGCGGCCGCATTTGTATGATAATGACTCTTTCTCATTTGGGCATTGGCCGAATCATCTGCGGTTGTAAGAGACATCGGTTGCAAAAGTGACGTATTTGCATATATTTGTGTAGTATAGGTAAAGTCTGCCCCTTGATCCATTGTAAGATTAACTGTTCTGCTGGCCATTTATTAAGATTCCTTTATTTATGGGCGCCTTCTCGTAGTATTTATATGATAGTTACTTCTGAATCTGAAATTGTTGGTTCGACCTCCTCAAGTTTTTCAAAAGTATCTACGTCTCGCTTTGAATCAGAATATTGACATATATTAAATAATTGAAATGCCTCTGTGGTGGATGTATTTTGTATCCTGCTTATATT